CTATACACAGGAGACTTGCAAGTAGCTAGTAGTGAGAAGAAAGGGGAGAATACTATCACCAAACTCCTCTGTACACAAGCTATAGATGCAGGTATTGAAGGTTATATAACTAAGACATACTTGGCTGGGGATTCTTTTGCATATATCTTAACAGATCTATTAAGCGTAGCGAAAGGTTACGGTATTGTAGAAGGCTCCCGTGTGCGCTTACCCTCTACAGCCCAAGACCTGAATCTTAGTAGTATAGATGCCAACGCACAGACAACTCACATAAGAACAGACTTACCTGTCGAAGGGCCAATCTTAGATGTCATAAGCGCAGTCGCAGGTATGATAGACTATAGATCATACATCGTACTAAACAGGTTGTATATAGAACCTAAGAACACTTTAGAGACAGTAGAGATGTTTATAGTCCGTCCAGAAAATGTAAAAGGTTCTATAAAACACACCAATCAGAAATCAAATGACCCTAAGAATGTGGAACGAGAGAGTAGAATAGAGTTAGATATATTCTTAAATGGTGATGCAAGTGCAAATAAGTTCTTACAGATAAAAGGTATACCTGAATTCAAAGGTACATATAAGATTATAAAAGTAGAGCATGTCTTAGACTATGAGGGTAAGGAATGGACTACTAATATCACAGCGACAGGAGTATAGCAAATGTTAGATGTAAATGATAATGCCCAAAGCAAACTGAGGGGCTTTATACAGAAACATTTAGAAGACTCTCTTTATACTTGTATCCCTGCTGTAGTAGAGAATACAGAGAAGTTTGAGACGCACCAAACTATCGCTGTGAGTATTGCAATTAATAGAACACTACCTAATAGAACTTTCGTAAAAGGTGCTTTCCTAGGTGATATACCCGTTATATTTCCTTCTGCTGGTGGTGGCCTTCTATCCTTTCCTATAAAGAAAGGTGATACAGTTTTAGTTTGTTTCTCGAAACGGAATATAGAAGACTGGCGTGCAGGGGATGGTTCTCCAATATCTCCTAGATTACAAAGACACTTCTCCGTAGCAGACGGAATTGCAATAGCAGGATTATACACATCAGCCACTAATTTAAACCCAGATCCTGACCACGTAGTATTGAAGTTTGCAGGCAGTAATGTGACGCTTTACAACAATGGTGACGTACAAGTAGTTGCGGCAGGAAACCTGAATGCAGTGGCAGCAGGTAATATAGCCCTAACAGCAGTAGGTGATGTCAGTATTGATGCTGCCAATGTTAGCATAAACTCTAGTTCACTTACACACAATGGCGTTAGTGTTGGAGATACACATGTCCACGGTGGGGTTGTCTCAGGTGGCAGTACAAGTGGTGTACCTCAGTAGTAGGGTGATTGTATACCTTTACCCTTAAAACCTTACCAGCAGCACTACAGAGGCTCACAGCATGGCTATAGATTTCTACCTAGACCCTTTGACGGGGGATATAGATTTAACAAACAATACTATGAGATTAACAAACTCAATAGAAGAATCAAGCAGGCAACAGATTTTAATAACTTTAAGAGGTTACCGTGGAGAGTGGGTGTTTAATATAAACGCATACCTCCCTTGGCTAGCTAATGAGAATAACCCAGCTCAATTACTAGGGGCAGGTTCATCTAAGCAATATATAGACTCTCTTATAAAACAACAAATACTTTTCAGAGAAAACATAACTGATGTGATTAGTTATGAATCTACATTTAATAAAATAACTAGAGAGATGGTAGTTAATTTCAAAGCTAGAACCACTAGCGGGGAAGTTATCAGTATACGAGACCTACCCCTTGGATAGCATACTGGAGAAGAAATGGCAGGATTAACATCAAAAGGTTTTGAAATAGAAAGATTCCCAACTTTACTTGAAAACCTAGAAGGAATACAGCAAGCAACTATAAACCCTAACATCAATACAAGAGATGATGAACTCCTAGGACAGTTTAATAATATACTAACTGCATCTGATGCTAGAAACTGGGAATTAATGCAAGCAATCTATGATGCGTTTAACATAGATAAAGCAGAAGGTAAGAACTTAGATGACCTAGCTGCACTGCGTGGTGTAGTTCGTATTGATAACTCNCTTACTCAAGGTATTCAATTGTTTACTGGGGTAGATGGTACTATAGTACCAGAGAATACTGTTATTGCCAACCCTATTAATAATGACAGGTTTAGGCTGTTAAGTACATTAACCCTAAGTTCTTTGAGTTGTTATAGATGTTCCTTTTCAATCACTACTATCATAGATGCAACTACTTACACTATTACAGTTAATAACACTGTGTATGCTTATATATCAGGTGTCGATGCCACTNTCGAAGAGATACTGGCAGGATTGAAAGCAAGAATAGATTTAGATATTAGTATTACTTTTTCAGCAACCGTAGCGGATGACAGGTTAGTATTACAGACTACAAGTGATGCAGTAGTATCAGCCTATACGATTACATATATTAAAGCACAAGAGGTTACTGTACGGGGTGTTATAGTTGCAGAAGAAGTAGGTGATATTGTTGCACCATTGAACTCAGTTACATCTATAGTGACACCAGTGACAGGCTTAACATCTACAACAAACTTAAATCAACTCTCTATTGGCAGGTTAAAAGAGACAGACGAAGAGTTTAGGTTACGGATACCTATCATAACATCTACAGGCTCTACAGGTACAATACCTTCAATAGAATCGGCATTACTTTCAAACATAGCTGGCATTACAAGTGTAAAAGTAGTGGATAACACATTAGCCGTACCAGACGAGAAAGGAAGACCAGCCCACTCTTACGAGATTATAATAGTTGGTGGGGGGCTTGACGAAATAGGTCAAGAGGTTTGGCGTACTAAACCTGCGGGGATAGGTACGGTAGGTAATACAAACATACTTATAACAGACTCCAATGGCACGATACGTTCAGTTTATGTCACAAGACCCGTAGCTGTCTATTTAGCTTGTAGAGTACAGTACGGCAAATACAGCGAAGAGTTATTCCCTGCGGCTGGGGAGACCACCATGGAGGCTACTGTTTATGATTACATCAACAGGTTGGGCGTAGATAATGATGTAATACCAAACAGAGTGTTAGGCGCTATATTAAATGACGTTACTGGTATTGATGAATTGATAATAGAAGTTCAAGTTATATCTGCATCAGGAGCTATACCAGATCCACTCTTGTGGCAATCTACACGACTTCCTATTGCAGGAGATGAATTCCCTAATATAGAGACTACAGATATTACTATATTGGAGTTATAAATGGCACGAATAAAAAGAGTAGACCACGTAGAACAAGGTATGTCTAGGCTTATCACCCAGTGGAAAGACAAACCTGTAATCGTAGCTCTCCTAAAATCATATCTTATACAACACAACGAGATTGAAAACGCCTGTTTCCAGCTTCTTGAGAACAGAAGTATATACAATGCCGNTGGTGTCAACCTAGACATCATCGGTGCTTTGTTTGGTGTAAGACGAGAAGGCATGTCTGATGAAGAGTACCGCGCAATAATACTCCTTAGAATATCTCAACTAAATGTAGATGGTACTACAGAAGTGTTTATGAACGTACTCAGAGGTATCGGTGATACTTACCTAGTTGATTTCTGGGAACACTTAGATGCCGACATACATGCTTACATGGGTGCAGGTTATAATTCTAAGACATTCGGGCAGATAGCCAGTACATCGGCTGCTGGTGTTGCTGTAAGGATAATCGTAGATGATACAGAGGATTCTTTTATCCCTGTAGAGTTATTACCTACTACAGCAGACATACAAGTAGATGATGGCAGCTTAGTCTCTGACTTACAAGTAGATTACTTTGCAGACTTACAAGCACAACTATATGCAATAGATGGTAATGTCAGAGGCAACCTCCCAGAAATTATCGAAACAAGCATTATAAACCCACTTGCAGATCTAATCACACAAAACTCAACCACGCTTTCTGATAACCTTATATATGAAAACGGTGATCTCATGGTTGATGAAGACGGCAATCCGTTGTTGTGGGTAAGTTATAAATTTATTTAATCGAAGGAATATAGATGGCTAATAGAAGAATAATAGATCTACCTGTCGTATCTGTACTACAAGATGTAGATACTTTACACATCTCTCAATCAGGAACTGACAAGAGAGGTACTTTTGGATTCTTAAAGGATCAGATCTTAATAACGACACAGGCACTTGCTACTCAAGCTGAAGACGCTAAACTATCTTCTGAACAAACTCTGACAGCATTCTTAGATGCGTACTATGGTGAGTTTGCAGTTGCACCTATTGCAAAACCTAGTGGCGGAGCAAGAGTAGAAGGTGACTTGTACTACAAAACCACAACTACAAAAGGCTTACAGGTATACAATGGCACAGATTGGGTTCCTATCTCAGCAGCACAGGCAGCTACAGTCCTCTATAGTAACGCAACGTCTGGTCTAACTGCAACTAACGTGCAGACTGCAATAGATGAGTTAGTTGCTACTATCGGGGGTGATGGAATTGAAGCAATAGCAGCACTGACACCGACTGATAGTAACATCATTGTTGGCAATGGAACAGAGTGGGTTGCAGAGAGTGGCGCAACAGCACGAGCAAGTTTAGGACTAAGTTCTTTAGCAACCTTATCCGCAGTTGACGCAAGTACAATCACAGATAATTCTGTTGGCGCCTCTGAGCTGAATGTGGCGGGGAACGGGAATGCTGGATATACCTTAAACTCCGATGGAGACGGGACATTTACTTGGACAGCGCCTGTATCAGTAACCACAGGCGATGTCCTAGCTGCTACCGCTGGCGCAGGTGCAGGCAGCGTTGGGACTTACGTATTTGCAAAAAAGACATCAATGTATCCAGCTGTGAAAGTATTCGGAAGCACTATCGCAGGATCGAGCCTTAGACCGTCAAGTGCAGGCTCTTCCGCAGGAGGATCACTTG